AGGACCTCCATAGCTGTCAGGAGGAAGGGCGTTGTAGATCTGCCAGTTAGGTTGACCCTTAAACCCTTGCAAAAGGATCTTCTTATAGTTCCTCCAAACTTGGTGTTGCCACTCATCTGGGTCACCGTCTTTCTTCATCATAGGAGCCCCGTAGAAACCCCAGTGAACATTCTCTCTCCCTACCCTAGCATTTACCATGTTAGGGACACCAGCGAACTCCTTCACATCTTCTTCGTGATGGATTCCTCCTGCCCAGCCAACTCTGATCATCTTTTTCTTCTGCGGCTTACTCTTTGGAACATTCCAGCAAGGAAGCTCATAATCAATAGCGTTCTTAACAATTGCTAAAACACCTCCACAATAAGGTTGTACTCTTTCCGCAAATTTCCTTTGAGTCACTGTTACTAAATCAGAGTTATTATAAATGAACTTAGTAATCTCTTCTAGGTTACGCTCCTTATAAGTATTATATAAGCGGTGACCAACATACAAATCGGTCAACAAATCATCAGTGTCGTAGTGGACAAACTTACCAAACTCTTTGGCTTTGCCTACGATACGGGCTGTGTAAGGACCACCCCAATTAGAGATATTATTCGTCCACACAATGTCGCACCACTTAAGGTCTTCGAAGTCCCAGTCGGGTTGCCAAGTACCCATACCCTCTCCCTTTTCAATCATGCCTAGCGGATTAAGGTTATACCTAAATTCTACTTGATCCCCGTATAGCTCTCGGAGCTTTTGCATAGGGCCGATGACACGGTAATAGGAGCAGCCGCCTTCATTAGCGGGGGAACACAAGATTCTCAATTTTCTCTTCATAAGCTTATATAAAAAAAGGAGGACAGGGGGTTAGCCCCATCCTCCTATTATAGTCAACGATCTAGAAAAACTAGACTTCGTATTCGCCTTCTTCTTCCTCCTCTGCGTGGAGGGCAGCAGTGCCTTCCGAGGAGTGAGACGCGCCTAGCGCAGAAGCAATAGCCTTGAAGGTACCACCGAGGTCCACATTCTTATCCGTGGGCACAAGAGCCTTCGCAGCCTTAACGTAGTGCTTGCGCTTACGCTGACTGAAGAGGGTCAGTACACCTTCCCAAGCCGCAAGGCCCGGAACGAAAGTTCCACCCACAGCCATGAGGGTATTGAAAATACCATCCCAGCCACCTTCATCAAGATCACCGCCAGCAGGAACATAAGTAGCCCCTTCGAGAAGTTGATCCTTAGAGGTCATAACGAGACTAGTCCCCTCGGGGATCTGGTCCTTAATAGCGGTAGGAAGCTGCTCCCAAGGGATGACCGCAGCCTCCCCTCCTTCAACAACTTGATCCGCAGTAGTGAAAACCGTGCCTTCTCCGAAGACGCTCTCAAGGGCAGCGCAGGACATAAGCCCTGCACCCATGAAGACGGTCAGCATAAGTGTCAGAAAAATATTTTTCATAATTAATTACTCTTCATCTTAGAGAGGTAGTCATCATCAGGCACATCTTCGGCCTTTGTAGGATTCTCACTACTCCCTTCGTGAGACGGAAGAAGAGCCATCGCAGCGTTCTTCACATCTTCATACTCCTCCTTTTTAACCAGAGCATGAATGTCGTGGAGCGAATCCATCCATGCTGCAACTTCAGCCTTACTCCCAGCCTCTGAGGACTTAGGACGAGGTGAAGACTGGTCGTACTTCGGCCATTGACCTTCCATGATCTTAACGATCTTGAAGTCGTGTCCCGTAGCAAGATCGGTGATGTCACCGAAGTCTTCATCAAGCATCGCAGCAATAATCTTCTTGAAGAGAATCACTCCGATAGAAAGGATTTTCACATCCCCAGTTTCACGGTCTACTACGTTCATGTAGTAGCGAGAACGAGGCTTGATCTGACGCGCCAGATCTTCATCCTTGTTGGGCTCCTTCCAGAGAGCGTAGTAAGAATCACAAAGGGGGCAAGGCTCCCCGTGCATCTTACGGCAGTGGACATTCTTCACTCCACCCTGACCATCAGGTACTCGGTGAATCTTGGTCTCGGCATAGAACATAGTGTCCTCGTCCTTGCCGGGAAGAATGCGTACTGAATTAGTACCATCCTGTAGTTGGATAAAGTTCGAAAGGAAATCTGCGTTTCCACCAGCGGGCTTGTTCCCGCTCAATTCTTCATGCTTTGCTCTGAGAGCGTCTAAGTCGATAGCCATGTTAAAACCTCCTGTGGTTAGTTGGGCTGGTTACTGTATAATAGTTAGTGTTTGCGAATTTTTTAGATTATCTGTAAAGATTTGTCTCGGCGCGACGATTGGATGATAGCTGTACGAGCATATCCTTCTTGTGATCCAACGAAGACACCAATCCCTTAAGAAGGGTATACTTGAACGATGCTTCGTTCACCTTCTCGTTATATACTGCATACTCGGGAGTAGACTCAACAAAATCGTCAAGATCTTTTGCAGTTTGTTTAGCCACCGTTGAGGCTTTCTTTTCCTTCCTCGTCTGAGCCGTATATTTGGTCAATTCGAGGTTGGAGTCATCAAGAGCTTTCTTCGCAACAGAGAGGAGTCCTTGATAATACGAGTAAATAGAAGCCTGACGGGTCATCTCATCATCAATGGCGTGTTTATCGTAGGTAGTAATACCGTCTGCGATATCCACATAATTTTCCCATGTGAGATCGTCAAGAGCCTCTAGTAGGCTTTGCGCTTTATTCAAAATAATAGTTCCTTTGCAAGTGCTGGGTTAAGGCGAGCGAATAACATCATCGCTCTGGACATTGTTATAGTCAGCTTCTCGTTAGAAGCCCAAATATATTCCTCGTTTTCTCCTTCGCCCTCACCTCCCATACCTGCATACTCTAGGAGCATGTGGGTAATTTCGTGCAAAATCGTCTCACGCGCTGGGGCATCTTCCATCTTCTTCTCGATCATGATCTCGTAGGTATCAAAATCACAGGTTCCCCAGCAATTCTGCTTACCTGACTTTAATCCCGTTACGATCTTAATAGTAAAAGGAGCCCATCCACCTTCAACTTCGCATAATTGAGGTTTAGCCTCTAAAATATCAAAAATATGGTTACTCGTCTTCTTCGTCAATTGCTTCTCCTTCGGCCATCCGTAAGATATTATAGTCGATGGTCATCGGCACAGTAAACCTCGGGCGACCATTACGGGACTTAACTACATAAGCTCTCATAGTCCCGTTATCGAACTCTTCCTCACTTTGGTTCAAAGACACTGCGAAGTCGCAGGTACGGATTTTACCGTAGGAGTCACCAAGCTCTGCATCAGTAATAATCTTAACCGCTCGGCCTTGTCTGTTTGTCTGAGTGGCAGTCCACAGGAGTACCTTGGCCTCCATAGCTAATCCCCGAAGCTCCTCCGCAATCCGCTGCTGGGCTTGGTACTCATGCTGGTTCTCTCTGACGGGCCTCAGAAGCTCTAGGTAGTCGATAATGATGACCTCAGGTGTGAAGTCCTCATAGTTCTTAAGCTGCACTAGAAGGGCTCTCAGGCTGTTCACAGTGGCAGTACCCGTAGGGAACTCCTTGATCACTAGACGGCTCTCAGGGAAATTGGTTCGGAAAATACTTAGTCTTTCGTCCACCTTAAGCTGGGCCGAGGGATCTTTTAGCTGCGACTGGGGGATGAGTGTAGTCACAGAGTCGAACCTCTGGGCAATCTTGTCCTCGCTCATCTCAAGTGAGACATAAAGAACCTTACGGCCCTCGATCATAGACTGCACAGCTTGGTTCACCAGCCAGAGGGATTTACCCACACCGGGAGGAGCGATGACCATAGCCAACTCTTTCTCCCCTAGCCCACCTTCCAGCGAGCGGTTGAGGGAAGGCAGCATAGTCTTGTACTTGTCTGCCTCCTCCGCATTGTAGGTACGGTCCCACCTGTCCTTCGTGTCAGAAAAATACTTCTGCCCTACATCGACGCTACGGCTCACCGTCAGAGCCTTGCGTACTAGGTTCTCAGTTTCCTCCATCCTATCTTCCTTGATGAGTAGAAGGGATTGCTTAATAGCATCCTTCATAGCTTCACGCTTGGCGAAGTTCTCAATCAGATCAAGATAGTACTCAGACCCATCTAGGGCAGAAGTATCAAGTCGATTAATGTATTGAT